CCAATTGTTGCACCAGCACTTGCTCTAAGTAAAGCTACACCAGAAACATCATTTACTGACCAAATTGTGCCAGATGTAAGGTTTGAGTCAAGAGAAAAAATTTGACCCTCATTACTAGAGAATGACAGCGTGTTATCGTCAAGTACTTCAAGAGTGACAACTGAAGCACCAGCAGACGAACCAGTAAATACCATTTTTGGAAAATTTCCAGGTGGTGTATTTGTATTTTTAGTTATCCTGATATTTTTATCTGATATTGCCATTGTATCTCTCTTATATTATAAAATATTTTTTACAATCCATACCTTGATTTTGTAGAAGTGTAAATTCTGTTTATTTCAGTAGATGTCAAACCTCTTGAGTAAATTTTTAAATTATCAATTTTTCCGTCAAAATAGTTTACGTTGCCTGAATTATTACCAATCAATGCATTTTCTGTACCACTCACTGGAGCAGTTAATCCTGTCACCGTACCAATAGAATAACCATTTTTATAAAATGTACAAGCAGTTCCACTAAATGCAACCGCCATATGCTGCCAAGTATTTAGGTCAATTGCGTTATTAACTCTTGCAATAGTTGTACTAACAAGGAAGCCTGTACCAAAAGAAATAGAGTTTACACCTACAACATTATCAATAAAAAAAGCATAACCTGTCTGTGGAAAAGTGGTCTTCCATTTATCATAAATTCTTCCGGCACTTCCTCCTCCGAATGAATTAGGATAAATCCATGAAGAAATTGTTATTTGGCTTGTTAATTTCAATAAAGCAAGATCTGCAAAATTTATATTATTTGTTGAAGCAGAAAAAGTATAAGCAGATGAATATCCAGAGCCAGCTATGGTTGTGCCAGTAACAGTTGAAAGAGCATTTGAAATTACTGAAATTAAAGAATTGATTTTGGATCTAGGATTTTTACTATCAATCATGAAAATATTATTTTCTGATGGTATATTTGGTCCGCCTTTTTGCCCCATAATTTAAAGCCCGTACCTTGATTTGTAATTCCAATAATTTTTTTGTATTTCTCTAGCAGTTAAAGCTTTATTGTAAAAATTAGCTCTTGAAATCTGACCACTAATTCCAATAGCGCTATTATTAAAGCCAATTTTCAATGAACTGTTTGTTAGATTGATACCTGTAGCAATAGCAGTATGAGCAAGCCCCCCATTGATATATAGCTTTATATTATGAGTTGAGCCTGAAGTTTGCTCACTTACATAAGCTGCGTAATACCATTGATGAAGATTATATGTTACAGTGGTTGCAGTACCTGAATTGCCTATAGAAAGAGTCCAAACGGTAGATGATGTCTCTAAAGCCATTCCAGTACCAGCACCATTTGCTCCTGTACTCATAACACCTTGAGAAGCTTTTTTTCCAAATTTGACCCAAGCGGCCATTGTTCTACTTGATGCACCAGAAACTCCAGTATTTTTTGATGATGTTACAAATGCTCCAGATTGTCCAAACACAAAAGCAGTTTCACCACCAAAAGAATTTATAGTTACTGAAGTTTGATTTAATACATCTCCACCAATTAATGATTTAATTGTATTTCCAACACCAGAAAATGACCTTGAATTTAATGCATCAATTCTTATAAGCACACTATCAATTGCTTGTCCAATAGGCCCTATTCCGCTACCCATAATATTTCTCCATTATTCAGGCCCTCCAACAAGATCGCCAATCGTAGGGCCGCCTGTAGGATTAGTACCTATTCCAGCATATCCAAATCTTCTTTTGAGGGCATGCCAAGTATCTGCCACTTCATTATCTGTATGAACTTGCTTATGTATTGAAACATAATAAACTTTACCGTTTAAAAATTGACCAGATCCTGTATGGTATGAACCTACTGTGTATGTTGTTGGGGTTCCAGTGTTTGTTGCAACTGTCCCAGAAGCATGCAATTGACCATTTATGTAAACTTTAGAATTATTTGAACCGTCACATGAATAGGTAATATGCCACACTGTTCCAACTCCTGCATAAGTGTAATTAAGTAATGCAGTACCGCCAAATTTCCAAATTGCTCCTGTCGTTCCATCAAATCCAATTTGAAGACTTTGGCTAGCTCCATTGTTGACAATAGCAAAAACATTTTGTGCGCCTGTAAGAGTACTTGGAGAAAAAATTACATTAACTGTAAGTGGGCCTTGAATGTTTACTGGGTTTATTAGTGATGAATTAACGGAATATTGTGTAGATCCGTTATATGTAAAATTAGTACTTCCGCCTGCTGAACTAAATGTTGGCGTGTTTGTATTGGTCAAATCATTTACATTTGGAAAAACTGCATTCTTCCACAATGTTCCTGTGCCTGGATAAGATCTAATATTTAAGGCATCAACAATCCAATGTAAACTATCTTTTGGTATATTTGGATTGAAATAGTGTCCCATTAGTAGCCATACCTTTTTTTAGTAGCGTGATAATTTTGTTTAATTTCTGCAGCCGTAAGTTCTTTGTTATAAAAAAGCACCTGAGCAATTCTTCCAACAAATTTTTCAGTATCTTGAAAACTACCACCGATATAAGCAGCTCCTTGAGAAACTGTTATCTGATTGCCACCACTATTATCTAAAGCGCCATTTAAATATAATTTCCAACCAGAAGTAGATTGTGTGACAGCCAAATGTGCCCAAATATTGGTTGCAGCGCTAGTATTTGCTGAATATCCTGCTACGTTATGCTGATAAGTTGCCCATTTTCCGTTATCAGCAATTGCTAAACCGCTTGCATGATTACTTGTAGCTGTTCCAAATCCAAATATCTGATTCCATCCAGCTATTGCTGTAGGGTACACCCAAGCTAAAATTGTTCTTGGCCCAGTACTGTATTGCAAGCTTCCTACATTTGCTAAAGGAGCAGTATATGATCCATTGAAATTTAAAGCTGACGTTACACCAGAACCTACTAGAGTAATTCCAACTAAGCTAGCAGTTGTGTTTGATCTGGCCAAATCAACCCATGTATTACCACTTCCCGCATATGATCTCATATTAGCAGCGTCAAATAGCAAAACTAAATTATCAGGAACTATTGAGGTATTATATGCAATTCCCATCAGAATCCATACCTCTTCTTTGTAGCATTGTATATTTGTATTATTTCTGCAGCTGATAAGACTCTATTATAATACATTGAAGGACCCATAATGCCATTTAAATTTGGTAATGCTGGAGAAGTAAAAAAATCTCCAAAAAATCCAAAATAATTTGTAGTACTTGATTGACCAAATGTTTGAGTAGTTGCAGATGTTTGATCTCTTCTATTGTTCAAATAAATATTAAAACCAGTAGTGCTAGAATAAGTAACTGCACCAAAATACCAAATTCCGGTTGATAATGTTGTTGTCCCAGCTATACTTGTAAAAGTTGGAGAAGAAAATGCAGAAGTATTTGAATGACTTGCAGTTAAATTAGCTGTTTTATTCATCCACATACAATGTCTCATCGAATTAGTTCCACAAATTAATGGCTGAAAAGTTGTTACATCATCTAAGTTAAACCAACAACATTTGCTGTAACTAGTGTTTGACACTGTTGCATCTGTACCAACACTTGTATTTTTATTAGTACCAAATGTTGCACCAATAGCTGAAATTTGTATTGCACTTGCGCCTGTGCTTGCAGTAAAATTTATTAAGTCAGTTATATTTGAACCAGAACCAGGGTAGCATCTTGTATTTGCTACATCCATATAAGCTACTAAACCATTCATGACTATTGATGGTGCGTGTCCAAGTGCCATTATTGAATATCAAACCTTCCTCTAAAAGCACGATAATGTTCTCTTACTTGAGCTGCTGTTATTGCTTGCCCCATATTGAACCAAAGTTGTCCCATGGCTCCATCGCAACCTTCATAATCAAAAACTTTAGTGTCCGTTGCATTTGAATTATTCCCAGATAAACCTGTAAAAGTAGTAAACAAACTACCATTGACATACATTGTTGCAGCTGTACCAGAACGAGTAAAAGCATAATGTCTCCATCTATCGTCTGTCATAGCTAAACCGCTTGTTGCAAAATCAACACTATGGTGTCTCATTTGTATTTCACCATTAGTTAAGCCATAAAAAGTTAAATTATTAGAATTCCATTGAATAATTGTGCTATAAGCTGCTGCAGAAGGCTGTCTGTATATCATAATAAATGTATATTTATCACTACCTTCATTTCCAGTTTGCTCTATTCTTTGAGAAAATTGTTGTTTAGTAATTTGTTTTACATATTTAGAAATTCCTGAACCAGCAACTAAATTTGTAGCATCAGTCATTGTCCAATCTGAAAAACCTTTATACTTTAAAGGATTATATAAAATTAGACCTGAGCCTGGATAACTTATTAAACTAGAAGGATCAAATAATGTATCAAAAGTGTCCCACCAAAATACACCAGGACCAGTTTGAGTTCCCATTTACTGTGCCTCATATTCTGTGACTAGTTTAGGTATATCTTTTCTTTCAGCCCAAACACTATAATAACAATGTATATAGGAGTTATTATTCTCAGCTACAAAAACATTGTAATTTTCAATTTTTTCAACATAAAGCTGAGCGTATTTACCAATAGGAGTAAGGTGAACAGTGTAAGAATCTTCATGCACAAGTCCAACCCAGTGATCAGGAACTTCAATTATATTAGTTCCTTTTAATTCTCCACGAACATACACACCGTTTTCTGGGCCTTCTAAACTACCATATCTTAGTTTTAATCCAGACTTTGTTGGGTGGTTGATTACGAAGCTTTTGTTTGTAGCAGAAAGTTCACCTAAGATTTCTAATTCAAATTGTGGATTGGAAAGACCAATACCAATTCTTGTTGTTGAGCCATTTATTGCGTTGACCCAAAGACCTGAAGTGTAACCAAGACCAGATGGAGCAAAGAATCCAACAGTAATTGCTATACCACCTGTTGTATATTCAAATCCAGCAGCTCCCCCAAATGAAGAAGCGTTATTATATTGAATTTGTTTATTACTTCCACCAGGCGTACCACTTCCCCCAACAGTTGAAGTTAAAGGGACCCAAGACATAACTCCAGCCATTGTAGATGATAATACTGAAGTTCCTGTTGCTGCTGGAGATGTTGTAGGCAGGGTATATGTAGTGTTGACACCAGCTTGAGCACTTACAAATGCAGTGCTTAATGAAGAATTGAATAGCTGTAAACGACCACCAATTGAAAGAGATTGGCCAACACTTGCTCCACCTGTGACAATTAAAGCACCTGATGTAGAAGAAATAGAATTAGTGGTTGAAGTAACAGCCAACCCTGAAGTAGATAAAATTTCTGAAGATGGGTTAAAGAATAAAGTTAAATCTTGAGATACTGCAATTCCACCTGAACCAGAAACAGTGCTTGATGGTCTTGTAAATAATAATGTGTGACTTAAGTTTTCAGATCCAATTGCAACTTGAATGTTATTACTAGTAGTGGCTAATCCAGTTACATTACCAGTAAGGTTACCAGAAACATTACCTGTGACGTTACCTTGAACATTTCCAGTTACCGTTCCAGAAACATTACCAGTGACGTTGCCTTGTACGTTTCCAGTTACTGTACCTGATACGTTACCTGTAATATTACCTTGGACATTACCTGTAACAGAACCTGAAAGATTGCCTGTAACATTTCCCGATACGGTTCCTGTTACATTACCTGAGAAACCTCCAGCAGTTATAACACCTGTACTAGCTAAGACAGTGACACCACTAACAATAGATTGACCAATTCCAACAGTTACTTGAGCGGAAGTTGTTGGAACTACTGTAATAGCGTGAGCAGTTGCTGCAGAAGCAATACTAACGTGAGTGCTTCCAGCAGTTATTGCAATACCAACTACATTTCCAGTAAGATTTCCTGACACACCACCTGTAACATTTCCAGAAACATTACCAGTCATGTTTCCAGTTACATTTCCTGATACTCCACCTGTAACATTACCTGAAACGTTTCCTGTTAAGTTTCCAGTAACGTTACCTGATACTCCGCCAGTAACATTGCCTGAAACATTACCTGTGACATTACCAGTTACATTTCCAGAAACGCCTCCTGTAACATTGCCTGAAACATTACCTAAAATTGCTGAACTAAATGTTTTTGAACCAGCTATTGTTTGAGCGCCTGTTGTAATAACACCTCTTGCAGTAGCACTGGCATCTGGTAAATTAAATGTATGGGTTGATGTTGCAGAAGAAATTGCAAAATCAGTGCCAGTTGTACCAGTTTGAAAAGATTGAGATGCAGCAGTAAGAGTATTAAGAGTAGTAATTCCACCTGCAGGAGCGCCAGTTTGATCATCTTCCCAAGATAATGTAACTACACCGCCGGAAGCAGCTGAGGCAGCTAATACTTGCCCTGCATTAGGAGTATCTATTGGTAAAACATAAATAAGACTTGCTCCAGAAGCTCCAGCTCTGAATCCTAAGGTATTTGCATTACTCGTATTATAGAAAATTACTGAGCTTCCAATAGAAACATTTTTCCATACTAAGCTGCTTTCACCTAAATCATAAGTATTAGTAGCTATTGGATCTACGTCGGTGTCTACTCTTCCTATAAATGAAATAGAATCTGTAGTTGCATTACCAAAGTCAATTGTAGAACCATTTACTGCTAAATTTCCAGCAATTGTCACATCACCTGTTGTGACTATTGCTCTTGTTCTTACAACATCAAAATATCCTGTGCCTGTTACTCCGATTCCACCTCTTACTTGAAGAGCTCCTGTAGTTGTACTACTTGAATCAAGACCAGATGTAACTGCTAAGCCAGGTGTGTGAAGATAATCAGTAGATGGGTTATAAAGTAAAGTTCCATTTGCTGAAACTGCAGAACCCGCTGACAACTGAGCCGGAGTTACCAATAATGGATGAAAAACGTTTGGATTACCTAGTATATTTACATAAATATTATTAGCAGTAGTTGCTAGACCAGATCCTGATGAAGATGCGAGAGGCACCCAGCTCATTACACCAGCAATTGTAGAAGATAAAACTGAAGTTCCAGCAGAAGACTGAGGAGTGTTTACTGGAAGAGTGTAAGTTGTGTTTGCTGTTGCTCCGCTTACAAATGCAGTGTAATTTGATGCACTAAACATTTGTAAACTTCCACGTATTGAAACAGATTGCCCAACTCCAACACCACCCACAACATTAAGGGCTCCAGTTGTAGAAGAAATTGAATTTAATGCGGAAGTAACAGCTAATCCAGAAACTGATAAAATTTCAGTGCTTGGATTAAAGAACAGTGTTAGGTCATTTGAAACTGCTATGCCACCTGAGCCTGAAACTGTACTTGTTGGTCTTGTAAATAGTAAAGTATGACTTAAGTTTTCTGCGCCAATTGCAACTTGAATGTTATTACTAGTGGTAGCTAAGCCTGTTACATTTCCGGTCAAATTTCCAGAAACATTACCAGTGACGTTACCTTGAACATTTCCAGTGACTGTCCCTGATACGTTACCTGTCACATTGCCTTGAACGTTTCCAGTAACTGTACCAGAAACATTGCCAGTAACATTGCCTTGAACATTGCCTGTTACAGTTCCAGATACATTTCCAGTAACATTACCTACGAATGATCCATATGCGATACTGTGTGAAAGCCTAACACCACTGATACTAGCACCAATGCCAGATACCCATAAACTTCCACCAATACCGACTCCACCTGAAACAACTAAAGCTCCCGTAGACGAAGATATCGATGTAGTTGTATGAGTTACAGATACTTTTGCAGCTGTCGTATCATTTTTGAAAGTTGAAGACCCTACTACAGATGAACCCGTTGAAGCATAATAGGCAATCTCAAATTCTCCACCTGGTTGTACGCCCGTTCCTCCTCCCCCTGATCCACCTGAAATCGTCGTCCATGATAAGGTTGCAGATCCGTTGGTTGTTAAAGCTTGACCATTTGAACCATCTGTTGCTGGAAGAGTATATGTTACGTTAGTTGAAGCATTTGATTTTAGTGCTGTGTAGAAAGTATCTGCAGAATTATAAAGCTGTATAGAGTTAGCAGATTTAATTTGAAAAGTATTACTTCCCGGAGCACTTATATTATCAAATAAGAAACTGATAGCACTTGCACCATTTGTAGTTGCAAAAGCTGATGAACCCCTTACATGAAATTTATAAGCTGGGTTTGTATGTCCTAAACCTACAAGTCCACCAAATTCATTTATAAAAACATTTCCTGAAACATTAGCTCTTAATAAAGGAATACCAGAAATATCATTAACTGCCCAAATATAGCCAGTAGATAAATTGGGGCTGATTGAAAATAATTGTCCTTGTGAGCCTTCAAATACTATAGAATTGTCTTCCAAAACTGATAGAAAAATTGGGTCACCAGTTTGACCAATCATAGCCATTGTCGGCACTGTGGTGATACCAGTAGTGCCAAATGATGCTTGATTAAATGAGAGCCTACCACTAATACCCACGCCACCAGCAACTTGAAGCGCTCCTGAAGATGTGCCAAATGATGCAGTTGTATGGCTGATTTTTACTTGCCCTGATGCAGTGTTGTTAATTAATGTGGACGAGCCTTGAACTGTGGCACCTGCTGCAGCAAAATACGCTACGTCATAAAGAGCACCTGTATATACTTCAGATGATCCTGATCCACTAGAAGCTAATGGCACCCAACTCATCACACCAGCAATTGTTGATGACAATACTGATGTTCCTACAGAAGACTGTGGAGAGTTTGTTGGTAAGGTATAAGTGGTTGAAGCAGCTGCTGCTCCTGCTCTAAATGCAGTAAAAAGTGCGTTTGATGGGTTATAAAAGAATAATGTTTGACCTATAGAAGCATTAGAGCTTACTGCCAAACCACCCTGAATTTTAATTGCGCCAGATAATAATGACGTTGATTGTGTAGTAGAAGCAATATTGACTTCACCAGAAAAAGCACCTGAAGTGGCAAACAATCTCCATCTCGCTGTATCTTTTCCTAGATCATATCCATTAGTACCAGGTATGAGGGCATCAGTACCACTATTATCGGTAAATGTTGCTAATGTTGTTGCTCCACCTGGAGCAGAACCAGGAGAAAAAGAACCAGAATAACCTACTATGGAAATTGTGTTCTGAGCATCACCCTTAATAGAAATCGACTGTGCTGATACAGCACTATCGTTCCAATATATCTGACCTGTACTAGGGTCTATGATGACATCAGTAGGCATTTACTATTATTCCTTGACCATAATGGCATCTAATGTAGTGAGTAATAATTCAATTATTGCTATTCTGGTATCTTTACCACTCAATCCAATGTCTGAAAAGTCTGAGCCATTAATATGAAACGTTTTTCTTTCCAAAACATTTAAATCATAATCAAACAAAGAATAAATAAATCTAATCCCTGATTCAATATTTATGTTGCCTTCTTCAATTTCAAGCCATTTTATATTTAAGTTTGATGCTTTTAAAATTCTGAACTTGTGCATAATTTTTCCACTTATTAATAATAATATTCAGAAGGCAAACTAATGCTTGCCTTCTGATATCTCATGCACATTGATACTAATCTTGTTCAATATCTAAATGTGCATCTTTTCTTGAACCGTGAACTATATAGTCAACCTTGATTGATTTAAATTTCTTAGTAAATGGATTACCAGTTGCTGATATTATAAAGGAACTAGGAGCTTTTTCTAAGATTTGAACTCCATAGTTACCCCATGATGTAAGATGAATTGAATATTCTTGATTTACAAGTTTTGTCCAGTATTCAGGAAGTTCTACTATGATATTTCCCTTACCTTCAACTGTTCCTCTATGATATACACCATGTTCAGGTCCTTCAAGAACACCGTATACAAGTCTCTTGCCTTCTTTTGTAGGGTGTGGAATATCAAAGCTCTTAGTTGTAGCTCTTAAGTTTCCATTTGCATCAACAGAGAATTTTGAAGTTGCTGTTGAATTGATACCCCTTATAAAGAAGTCACTTGTAGAGTTGTCATCTCCAGAAACAGTCTGAATTGTTAAATATGAACTATTTGTAATTGCAGAAGTTGCTGTAAGAGTCAAACCAGCTCCACTACCAACAATATTGTTGAGAGTTAATGTATCTGTTGAAGCATTATAAGCTAAGTTTGTATCTGTAGAAACTGCAACACCAGCACCAGTTGCTAATGAAGATAACAATATATAGTTAGTAGTTGCGAGAGTTGAACCAACATTCAAGTTTTGAGCTGTTGTAGCTGTACCACTAACGTTTCCAGTAAGGTTACCTGATACGTTACCAGTTACGTTACCTGAATGGTTACCAGTGAGGTTTCCTGATACGTTTCCAGTTACGTTGCCAGAAACAGTTCCTGTTACATTACCTGTTACATTGCCAGAAACACCACCAGTAAGGTTTCCAGATACGTTTCCAGTTACGTTACCTGAAACAGTTCCTGTTACATTACCTGTTACATTTCCTGATACACCACCTGTAAGGTTTCCAGATACATTACCTGTTACGTTACCTGATACAGTTCCTGTTACATTACCAGTAACGTTACCAGAAACACCACCAGTTAGGTTACCTGATACGTTTCCAGTTACGTTACCTGAATGGTTACCTGTAATGGAGCCCGATACATTTCCAGTTACGTTACCGGATACAGTACCTGTGACGTTGCCTGAGAATCCAGTTGCTATTACAACTCCAGAGCTAGGAACAAATTTGAACGCTGTTGCAACAGATACTCCTGCTCCTACTAAGCTAGTTCCAAAAGGACTAAAGGTAACAAAGTTTTCAGAGGAAGTAGTAGCAAGAATTTGTGTAACGCCACTAGCAGTGGTAGCAATTCCTGTTACGTTTCCAGTTACATTTCCAGAAACATTTCCTGTAAGGTTACCTGATACACCACCTGTAAGGTTTCCTGAAACGTTACCTGTTACATTTCCTGAAACAGTTCCTGTTACATTTCCAGTTACGTTACCTGATACACCACCTGTAAGGTTTCCTGAAACATTTCCAGTTACATTTCCTGAAACAGTTCCAGTCACGTTTCCAGTCACATTACCTGATACACCACCTGTGACATTTCCTGAAACATTACCTGTCACATTACCTGAATGGTTACCTGTAATTGAACCCGATACATTACCAGTTACGTTTCCTGAAACAGTTCCAGTCACATTACCAGAGAATCCAGTAGCTATTACAACTCCAGAACTAGGAACAAATTTGAACGCTGTTGCAACAGATACTCCAGCTCCTACTAAACTAGTTCCAAAAGGGCTAAAGGTAACAAAGTTCTCAGAAGAAGTTGTAGCAAGGAGCTGTGTAACGCCACTAGCAGTAGTTGCAATTCCAGTAACATTACCTGTTACATTTCCAGAAACGTTACCTGTAAGGTTACCTGATACGTTACCAGTTAGATTACCTGATACGTTACCAGTTACGTTGCCTGATACAGTTCCTGTGATATTACCAGTAACATTTCCTGATACACCACCTGTTAGGTTACCTGATACATTACCAGTTACGTTACCTGAAACAGTTCCTGTTATGTTTCCAGTTACATTTCCAGATACACCGCCCGTAACATTACCTGATACGTTTCCTGTAAGGTTTCCTGATACGTTGCCAGTTACATTGCCAGAAACGGTGCCTGTAACATTTCCAGTAACATTACCTGAAACACCACCAGTGACATTTCCAGAAACGTTACCTGTAAGGTTTCCTGATACGTTACCAGTTACGCTTCCTGAAACATTTCCAGTAACATTACCGGATACAGTTCCTGTGACGTTACCTGATATACTAGAATTTATTGTCCCAACTGTTCCAGTATAAACGTTAGAACCAGCTACAGTTGTTGCATTTGGGATAAATTTGAATCTACCATCAGTGTCAGAGAATCCAAAGAATCCAGTAGTAGCAGTACCAGCATTGGACCATCTAAATTCAATACCTCTATCTTGGTTATTATCAGCTGTAGAGTGTGTCCCTCCAACGCCTGATCCAACCACAATAACAGGATCAACAATTGTAGAAACAGTTGAGTCAACTGTAAGTGTTGTTCCTTGAACAGTTAAGTTTCCTGTAATAACTACGTTATCAGCAATATCAACTTGACCACCACTTGAATCTAATATAAGGTTGCCAGTAGATGTTGAAACTGTTCTCGCAGCGCTTCCTACGGTAACAGAGTTTACAGTTATATTACCAGTACCCATTGACAAAGCATTTGTACTAGGATTGATAGTAAATGTGGCATCAGAAGAAACTGCAACTCCAGCACCTGTAGGGGTAGGAGACATCAAGATGTAATGGGTAGTACTTTCTGCAGCATTATTTACAACCATGTTAGCTGCTGTGGTTGCTATACCTGAAATTGTACCAGTGAATGCTCCATTAAAGTTTGTTGAATATAAGATATTGCCTGTAGGGTCATAATACAAAGTGTTGTCTGTTGATAACGCAAGACCTGAACCAGCTTGAGCTCTGACAAATGGGAGGAAATGGTTACCTGTTGCAGTATCTGCTGCTACAACGTTAACATGTTGTGAGGTAGTGGCAAATCCAGTAACGTTACCAGTAAGATTGCCAGAAACATTTCCTGTTACATTGCCTGAAACATTACCTGTAAGGTTGCCTGAAACATTACCTGTTACGTTACCGGATACAGTTCCTGTTACGTTGCCTGTTACATTACCTGAAACACCACCAGTAAGGTTACCTGATACATTACCTGTAACATTACCTGAATGGTTACCTGTAATTGAACCCGATACATTGCCTGTTACATTACCAGATACAGTTCCAGTAACATTTCCAGAGAATCCAGTGGCTATTACCACTCCAGAACTTGGGACAAATTTGAATGCTGTTGCTACAGATACTCCTGATCCTACTAAACTAGTTCCATAAGGACTAAAGGTAACAAAGTTCTCTGCAGAAGTTAATGAAAGAAGTTGTGTAACACCACTGGCAGTAGTGGCAATTCCAGAAACATTACCTGTAACATTTCCAGAAACGTTTCCTGTAAGGTTACCTGATACATTTCCTGTAAGGTTACCTGATACATTCCCTGTTACGTTACCTGAAACTGTACCCGTTACATTTCCAGTAACATTTCCAGAAACACCACCTGTTATGTTACCTGATACATTACCAGTTACGTTACCTGAAACAGTTCCAGTCACGTTTCCAGTTACATTACCTGAAACACCACCAGTAACATTGCCTGATACGTTACCAGTTACGTTACCTGAATGGTTACCTGTAATTGAACCCGATACATTACCGGTGACATTACCTGAAACAGTCCCAGTGACATTTCCAGAGAATCCGGTAGCTATTACAACTCCAGAGCTAGGAACAAATTTGAATGAAGTTGCTACTGATACTCCTGCACCAACTAAGCTTGTTCCGAAAGGGCTAAAGGTAACAAAGTTCTCAGAAGAAGTTGTGGCAAGGAGCTGTGTAACACCACTAGCAGTAGTTGCAATTCCGGTAACATTACCTGTAAGGTTACCTGATACGTTTCCTGTAAGGTTGCCTGATACATTACCTGTAACATTTCCAGATACACCGCCTGTAACATTACCTGATACATTTCCTGTTAGGTTACCTGAAACGTTTCCAGTCACGTTACCTGAAACAGTACCTGTTACGTTTCCAGTTACATTTCCAGATACATTACCTGTAAGGTTTCCTGATACATTACCTGTAACATTACCTGAATGGTTACCTGTAATTGAACCCGATACATTTCCAGTTACATTACCAGATACGGTACCTGTTACATTACCAGAGAAACCAGTAGCATTTACGACTCCAGTATTTGGAACTACAAAGACTGTAGAAACAGTTGAAATTGCAGCACCAGCAACTCCAGTTGCTGTTTGTGATGCTGACATTGTCAAGTAGTGGCTTGATGTTTGAGTTGCAGAAGTTGCTAAATT